TTAATCCCCCGTGGACACTGCGTGGACACTCACGCCACCTTTCAGCGGATTAAGGGCCACCGCATCCTGCAGGTAATCCGGTGCAAAATGTGCATATGCCATTGTTTGCTGAATGGTTGCGTGACCAAGAATCTTCTGAAGTGCAATAATGTTTCCTCCGTTCATCACAAAATGGCTGGCGAACGTATGCCGCAGCACATGTGCAGCCTGGCCTTTTGGTAAATCGGGCTTAACTCTTTTCAGCGCCAAGCAGAATTCCCGGTACTTCACCTCAAACAAGCCGCCTGTTTCTCTGGTTTTGATCGCCTCACAAACTGCCTGCGAAATTGGCACTGTTCTTTTTCGGCCATTTTTGGTTTCAAGAAACGTTACACGGTTATGAACTATCTGTTCACCACGAAGCTTACAAGCTTCACTCCAGCGCGCCCCTGTGCTTAAACACAAAAGCGCAACACGCCAGTAGTCGCCCTCCAGTGTATCGAGCAATAGCGCTACTTCCTTCTGGGACAGGAAAGCCATTTCTCGTGGAGATACATAAAGAATAGAAATCCCCCTTACCGGATGCTCTGCATCCCAGAGGCCTATTTTCTTCAGTACGGTAAACATTCCGGATAACCGATTCATGTATCTGTTAGCAGATGACGGTTTCAATCCATCAGCTATCTTTTGAGAACGCCACGCGATAATTTTCAGCTTATCAAGATCCACAGCCTGCATATCAGCGCCAAGCTCATTGATTATGTTGCGCAGTTGTTTTCGATCTTCTTCAGCCTTACGCCTGTGCTGGCCGTGATACATCCACCACAACTCAAGCAAATCATTTAGCGTTCGACGATCACGGTAGCCCTGTATATATTCCCGCTTTTCAGCGTTCGCCATGATGTAGCGTTCAGTGGCCACCGCTACCGATTTTTTGTCAAATACCTTACGCACGCGCTTTCCCTTGCGTCCGTTCGGCCTGATGTCCAGCAAATAACGACCATCTTCGAGCTTCTTAATCGACATCGCGAAGCCCTCCAATGAACCGCTCTACAATTTCTCCAGCCTCTTTCCAGCAATAATCAGACCAGACAAAAAGCAGGTCTAACCAGTTTTCTGGCCTCAGCGGGGTGATTTTTGGTTTGTTTCGGTTGAAACCTGATCGCCCTCCGAATCGAAGAAGCCATCAAGAGAGAGAGGCGGAGCAATCTGCCCCGTCGCAGCATTAGTTTGATTAAACATCACCCAATCCGAATACTTCCGAAAACGAGGATGATTCAAAATCAGGAGTAACGTTTCTCCAGGTATCATTCTTCCCAATATTTCATAATTTTTGAGATTGTTTTGAGATACCCCTGTCACCTCTTCCATCTCTCTACGTGACAATCCCTCTGCCTCTCGAATCAGGCGAAGTTTTTCTCCAAGGCTTGATTTATGGATCATATGTGATCTAAACTCCACGCTATTGGGTTACATGTAATACAAAACATTTAAATAGCCAAAATAAGCCTATATAAGCCATTTTGGGCCATTTGGACGAATTAAGGAGATTACCACAATGAGCGAATCAGAGCTTGAGGGGTTCATTCAGGTAGCACCATATCCACTTGAAGCGGTGCCATATCAACTATTTGCCAAGATGATTGGTCGCAAAGAATCAACCGTCAGAACCATGATTGACGCTGCAAAGTTACCAACGATTGACTTTGTGAAACCAGGTTCAGTGAAGACGCGAGCATCAGAAAACTGGGTATATCTGCCAGCATTTAACGCAGGTATGCGCAAAGCATTTTTTGATCAGCCGAAAGAGCGCCGCGACGCATGGTTGCTCTGGCTGGGTCTTTGACGAGGATTTTTATGAGACAACAACGTAATTCACGCTTTCGTAATGGTGCTGAACGCCACGCTAACCGTTTCGCTACCAGTGCATCACGCAGCAACATCCGCTACAGCCTGAGCGATACACACGCAACGCCGGATGGCTACCCTGTAAAACAAATCGGCGAGCACACCTGGCTGATTGAGAAAGCTGGAATTGTGGTCCACAAATGCCCACGCAATCCGTTTACCGGAAACCGCATTTTTGCATTGAGCTGCGGCGACAATCAGTTTGGACAGGATTTCACATTATACGAAGCTCTTCGCACGGTTGATCGTCTGCTTCGTGGGCAAAGTTTTATTAAACAGGCTGACTTATAACAGGTGCTTTATGACCAAAGAGTATGCACAAGGTGTATTTATCCGTTTTATTGATTTTCGCGGTGAACTGTTATTACGTGCATCAGCTATTGATGCTGTAGCCCAGGCAGAAAAAAAAGCAGTTACTCACGTTTATGCGAACAACGCACAACTGATCGTGGAGCTTCCGTACCAGGCTGTACGTGAAGCCATTAGCGAAGCTGAAAAGGCACGTCAGATTAATAGCGATGAACCATACATCGAAATTATCTGCATGGATTCAAAAGCAGAAATCCAGAAGGCAGATTAAAGGGCGTTGCAATGGACCAGGAATACAAAACTCTCGTTAATAAAGCACTTGAGCGCTTTCATTTTCGCTTAAACACGTCAGGCCCCCACGCTGAACACGCAGCCCATGATTCATTAGCGAGGGCTATCAGAAGTCTTTATGACGTAGCTTTTTACGCTGACGATTTGGATGCGATTAACGAGCTTTCCGAACTCGTCTGCGCCGCAGAATGCGGAGAGCGCATTGAACCGTATAAGCTGGGGAATATCGCATGAGTATATTTATCTCATGGCTTGTTCTGATTATTTCGGTGGCCTGCGCCATTGGGATTATGCGAATTATTCATTCAGTAAAAAAGATTGAACGCTTTTTCACTGACGAATAACAGCTTAAATAAAACACCAGATTAAACCCGAAAACCTGAAAACCATCCGCATTCGCGGAGGTATTCGCACACATAAATAACGGAGATATAAAATGAACGCAAAAGAAGAAGGTATTATCAGAGCACTGAAAGAAATTTCAAAGACAGAAAACGAAGTAGCGAAAAAAGCCGTGGCAAATGCACATATGGACGTCGCAATCCACACACTGATAGTCGCAAGAGTCACGGCAGAAGCAGCCGAAATTATCGCAAAACAGGATGCTGAACTGGTGGTTCTCAGAACACAACCAGTCACCGGACTGGATTTATCTAACACCGGACGCCTTATTTACACAATTGGCTCGGAGCTACAGCGATACACCATTATCGCCGGATTACAGGATAAATACCTGATCACTCCGCACCCCATAAGGGAGTCAGAGATTCTGACAAATCTCCGCCTGATAGAGCGCTCTCAAGTTGCATTCATTGATGACGCCCAACACACCGTATTTAACGCATAGGGTTACTGGACAAAGGGGGCGCAATGGCAATTAAGCGTTTTTCCGTCATTCGTTTCACCTCCAGAGGGCGTGAATACGAAGTTGACGAACGGCTGATTAAAACGCTCGACCGTCACCGTTCGCAACCTGACGCGCATCACATTTATCTCACTGACGACACTTACTTCTGCGCCACCAACGTGGTGCAGGTGAATCTTATCAGACTGGTACAGGAGTCACGCAGATGACCATTCTGGACTATATCGCCGCCAATCCGGGGTGTAGCGGCGGAGAAATCGCCGCAGCACTGAATACCCCAACCACAGCCATTAATGCGGAGTTACGCCGACTCTGGCGCAGCGGTTCAGTCATAAGAAAAGAGCGCAAAACAGGCGGTCGCTTTTCTTACCAGATAAACCCGATGCCGTTCGGATGCGGCAATCCACTTACCAACATGTTTAACCAGCTACTGAAGGAAGCCAGAGCATGAGCACCATCAACCACCAGAAATTACGCGAACTGGCGACTGACCTGCAACGAATGGCAACGCATCAAAAATTACTGGCGTTTCGCGCAATGCTCTCGCCGTCTGCCGTGCTGGCGCTACTGGATGAACTGGAGCACGCCAGAACCACAGCTCCTGCCATTCGCCTGACACTCCATCATGAAATCGCTGATTTCTGCGCACCACTGGGTTCGCCTGGTGAACCAGAAACGCCGGAAGCAATGCAACGAGAGCTACTGCAACGCATCGACAAGGTTTTTGATTTTTTCCTTAACCAGTAAAGGACCGCGATATGAACAAAAAGACCTGGTTTCGCGCATACATGTGGGCGCTGGTATGCGTCCTCATCTCTATCATTCTGTATGCAGGACTGCTCCCCCGAATGATCTCATCAGACAGCTCCTTCCTGGTATTGCTGGGCATTTTCATTGCCATGCTGTACCCGGCAGGCGTTGTTCGCCTTTTCAGTAAGTACATCAAGGAAATCAAACAATGAAGAAATTCAAACTCTTTCAGATTCTCCCGCTTTTTGCCGCCATCCTGCTGGTTGGCTGCGATCGCGTTGAGCCAGGTAATGTGGGCATCAAAGTCAACAAACTGGGCGACGATAAAGGCGTCGGTGAAGTGGTTGGCGTTGGCCGCTACTGGACAGGCTGGAATACCGAGGTTTACATCTTCCCGACCTTCAAACAAATGAAGACCTACGATGAGCCGTTCAGCTTTCAGATGAGTGACGGCACAACCATCGGCTATCACATCGGTGTGGCCTACAAGGTTGATCCATCCAAAGTTACCACAGTGTTTCAGACCTACCGCAAAGGCGTGGATGACATTACCGACACTGACCTGCGCCAGAAGATCGCCGATGCACTCAACCGACTGGCCAGCAAAATGACCACCGATAAGTTTATCGACGGTGGCAAGTCTGAACTGCTGGATTCAGCACTTAAAGATATTCAGGAAGAGATGACCCCCATCGGTATTCAGGTCATGAGCCTCTCCTATGTCGGTAAACCGGAATATCCGCCAACCGTTATCGACAGCATTAATGCCAAAGTCACGGCAAACCAGAAAACCCTGCAACGCGAGCAGGAAGTCAAGCAACGCGAAGCAGAAGCCAACATGTTGCGCGCAGAAGCTGCCGGACAGGCTGATGCCATTCGCACAAAAGCCCAGGCTGAAGCCGACGCCATTCGTTTACGCGGTGAAGCTCTGCGCCAGAATCCCGGCGTTATGGAGCTGGAAGCGATTAACAAATGGAACGGCACGCTGCCGCAATACATGACCAGCAATACCGCTGTTCCGTTTGTTCCGGTGAAGTAATTAAACCCGGCCAGTGAAAACCGCTGGCCGGAGCAGTATCAGGATTTTTTTAGTATGCCGTTCTCACAAAAAAACCGCTTGCCATGCCGCAATCAGTCAGGTTACATTTCCGCTGCACCTCACAAAACGGGTGCCGGGTTTCGCAGCCTGCTGACTACACAAGCGCACAACCGCGCCAGCGGTTTTTTTGTGCGTACTGTATTGCCACGTTTTTTTCGCATCAGAATTATGGCGGGGCGTACGGGGCCGACTTCGGTCGGGCCGGGTTCTTGTGTAGCCGGTACTGCGAACCTCGTACGTCTCGCCACCCACAGTTTCGCAGCTCTGGATGGTGAGTTTTCACAACTTACTACACAAGGGGCCACACCATGGCAAACCGCAAACCACACCGCGCTATCGCGGAGCGTCGTCACATCCAGACTGAAATCGACCGCAGACTCACCCGCGCTGCACACATCGCCTTTATCATGCAATCCAACACATTGCACAGACTCAACAGCACTATTTCAGCCGACTACTGCGCCGCTGTATTCAGCTATCTGGCGGAAGACCTCCTGTCTCTTCAGGACCTTATCCAGCAGCAAAACAAACTCCATTAACTCCTGTTCCGGGCCTTTCCTGCACCTTGCGGCGGGAGGCCTTCGCACATCTGTAACAAGAGGATTGCCGCAATGATTCTCGCCAACGACTTTCTTGAATACCTGCTCAACACAGAACGTGATCTTGCCGCTCGCGTGCGTGATCGTTATGACATGTACCTGAAATCCCTGCCTGTACCGCAGCTCGCTGACGGAAAGATTGTTATTGATGGTCGCTACATGATTGACAGCCACGAGGGAAATTACAGGCTTTACCGTATTGAAGGTGGCACCCTGTCCGTTATTGGCATTTACCAGCGCCCATCCTCTGCGATCGTCGATGTGATTGCCGACAGCATCCGCATCACACATCACTATGCCGACACAGAAGACACCGTGCTGGAAATTCAGCGGCTGGCTACCGTCTGCCGCGACACCCTGAATGGCATGACGAAGTAAATCACTATGACGGCAGAGCACATCAGGGACTGGCAACAACCGCGCCACGCAGTGGGGCGTGAAGGAACGGGGATCCCCGCTCCTGAATCCGCGCTTTCCTCCTGGCTGGATGCCTACCGGGCAGAGAACGAGCGCCGCAAGGAAATGGCTGATGCGGCGTTCTCCGCCACGCCGCTGGGCAACCTGATTAATAAAAGCCTGGACGCACAGGAAAAACAGGACAAAACCATCACACTGGCAGGAGACGCCAGAAAACAGGCACGCGGCGCAGTGGATGAAGCCATGGCCTCGCTGCGCCTGCTGCCGTCCTATCTGCGCGATCCGCTTATTCGCCACCTCTCCTTCCTGCGCAAAAAACAGGAAGCCGATCGCCGGAAAGGCAAAAAGAGCTGGCAGGCGGAACGCTATGCACGCGGAACCCTGCGCAAAATATTCGAACGTCTGGACCGCACCGATCACCGCTGGCTGACACCGGGTTATCGCTCCCTTGCCGGACGCGAACGCCTGGACGATTTGCTTTACCTGCCGCAGCTCAACAAACACCAGATACAGACGCTGGCCACCATGACGGCGGCGATGTTCAGCAGCACCTTCGAAAAACTCTGCGATGGCTTTGGCGCGACCGATGGCGAGCTGACCATGGATGTAACGCTGAAGGCGTATCAGATGCTGGCCCGCATGGCGTTACACCTGCACGCCATGCCTCCACATTATGACGCACTGACAACAGACAAAGACCGGAGGAACGAACCAGACACGGAGCTGCTGCCGGGCGCAATCCTTCGCCTGACCTGTGCGGAATGGTGGAAACGCAAACTGTGGCTGTTACGTTGCGAGTGGAGAGAAGAACAACTCCGCGCCGCCTGTCTGGTTTCCAGAAAAACATCACCCTATCTGAGCCAGGACGCGTTAAGCGAGTTTCGCGCACAGCGCGAGAAAACACGCGATTTTCTGAAAAGTTTCATGCTGGAAAACGAAGACGGGTTCACGATTGATCTCGAGACAGTGTATTACGCGGGAGTAAGTAACCCGGTTCACCGTAAGGCAGAAATGATGGCCACCATGAAGGGACTGGAACTTCTGGCCGAAGCCCGTGGCGACAGAGCGGTGTTTCTGACTGTCACCTGCCCGTCAAAATACCACGCAACAACGGAGAACGGTCATCCGAACCCCAAATGGAACGGGGCCACCATGCGCGACTCCAGCGATTACCTGGTTAACACGTTTTTTGCGGCGGTCCGCAAAAAACTGAACCGCGACGGTCTGCGTTGGTATGGCATCCGCACGGTGGAGCCTCACCATGACGGCACAGTGCACTGGCATATGATGGTCTTTGCACATCCGGACGAGATTGAAACCATCGTGTCCCACGTCTGCGATATTGCCATTCAGGAAGACCGCCACGAGCTGGGCGATGACATAACTCCGCGTTTTAAGGCAGAGTACGTAGACGGCTCAAAAGGCACACCAACCAGCTACATCGCCACCTACATCGGAAAGAACCTGGACAGCCGCGCCGTGGATGGCATCGACCCGAAAACGGGCAAGCCACGCGTTGACCACGAAACCGGAAAATCAATGGCCGAGAGCGTGGAACGCGCCATCGGCTGGGCGCGCCTTCACCGGGTCCGCCAGTTCCAGTTCTTTGGTATCCCCTCCCGTCAGGTGTGGCGTGAACTGCGCCGCCTTGCCAGCCAGATGGCACGCAACCCGGAAGGCCCGCAACGGCTGAAGGATGACGCAATGGACGCGGTACTCGCTGCCGCTGATGCCGGATGTTTTGCCACCTACATTGAGAAACAGGGTGGCGTACTTGTTCCACGCAAAGACTACCTGATTCGCACCGCCTACGACCTCGCAGATGAGCTGAACGATTACGGTGAACAGAGCGTACAGATTTACGGGATCTGGTCGCCGCTCATTGGGGAGTCTTCCCGCGTATGCACGCATCCGGATAACTGGAAGCTGGTAAGACGCAAACCGGAAGCGGAAGACAGCACCCGCGAAAATGGTTTTGACCTTCAGGGCGGCCCTGCCGCCCCTTGGACTCGTGGCAATAACTGTCCCCGTGTACAGGAAACGGACAACAACGGGACAGAACAGCCGGAAGAACGGCCAGCACCGTGGCCGCAACTCCCTGACGGCGTTGAAGTGAACGAATGGATGCGCTCACTGAAACGGCACGAACGCCGGGCGCTGATGCGTTCGCTTCGTGACAAACAGGTAAAAAACAGCAGTGATGAAATGCAGAGCTGGACACAGAGCCGCAAACAGCAGCGGCCTTTGCCTGATAACCACGAATTACTCGCTAAAGAATGGCGGGAGTCTGCTGAATCTCTCGGCCTGCATATCGGTGAACAGCAGATGCAGCACCTGTTACGGGGCGGCAGTCTGTACGTTGACGGCAGCATCATTGCACCGCAGGGATTTGAAATTGTACGCAAACCGGATACCCGACCGGACAGCCGGATCACGCAGCTCTGGCAGCGCCTGAGCCGTAACCACGGCGTAAGCAGCACGGAGATCTGCCATAACCCGGTCGCCAGCTATCTGGAACAGCTGGGGGCGTCAGACCCCGAAGCCGCCGCACGCCTGGCATCCACACTTCAGCAAGACCAGAACACCATGAAAACCCCCGTTACCGTGCTTTCTGACATGCTGCGCGCCATCCGCGACGCAGAGCACGCACAGAGAATCAGTGAAACCACTGAACGCGCCCGCCGCAAAGCAGACCTGCTGCGGGGTGGCCTGACCAGTGGAAACAAAAAACAGACAGAAACGGGATTCACAAATCCCGTAAATGAGCAAAAAACGCGCCGCGATATATGAAGCGCGCATAAAACAGGCAAAAACGGGATTTCAGAATCCCGTAAACGATTAATTAATCAACATAAGGAAAAGCGACATGAAAATTTGTATCGATGACGGCTCCACCAACATCAAGCTGGCATGGACTGAGAACGGCGAACGCCGCAACGCCATCAGCCCGAACAGCTTCAAGTCGGAATGGTCTGCGCCGTTCGGTGGCACGCAGCCCGCGAACTACATGCTTGATGGCGTGCGCTATGGTTTTGATCCGGTCAGCGATCGCTTTGTCCAGACGACCGACACGCAATACCAGTACAGCGATGTGAATGTCATTGCCATTCATCACGCGCTGGTCAAATCAGGCATCACACCACAGGAGGTGGATGTGGTTGTCACCCTGCCACTGAGCGAATATTTCGACACAAACGCACAGCCGGACATGGCCAACATCAACCGCAAAAAAGCAAACGTCATGCGCCCGGTGGCGTACCAGGACGGAAAAGCATTCACTATCCGTAACGTACGGGTTATGCCTGAATCCATTCCGGCTGGTTTTAAAGCACTGGCTGACATGAGTCCGTTTGAATCCCTGCTGATTGTGGATTTAGGCGGAACCACGCTGGATGTGGCAAAGGTTCAGGGACAACTGGCAGGTATCAGCCAGGTGTTTTGCGATCCACACGTAGGCGTTTCCCTGATGGCCGATGCCGTACTGTCGGTGATGGCCACTAACGGTATGCGTACCAGTCACCACATCGCCAATACCATTATCGAACATCGCCATGATGAAGCCTGGCTGCGCCAGCACATCCACAATGACGCGCATTACACCAGCCTGATGGCGGTTATTCGTGAAAAGGAAGAAACACTGAAACAACGCGTGATCCGCGCGCTGGCGGGTTTTTCGGGTTACGGGCGGGTGATGGTTGTCGGTGGCGGGGCGGAGATTGTGGCACCCGCTATCCGCGAAGCCTGCGGAGTTAATGCGACTTTCATCGCGGACGGGGTGCCACAGTTTGCTCTGGTTAATGGGCTGTACGCAATGGACAAGGAGTAAACCAATGACGACACCAACCAGACGAATAAGTTTCTATCTGAAGCCCGCCGCCGTCAAGAACGAAGGCGAAGCATGCGCCTGGCTGGACAGCCTTACACCAGAAGCCCGCAAAAGCGGCCAACGTGTGGCTTTTCTGGCCGGGCTGGCACTTCTGAAAATGAATCCGGCAGAGGCTTACCGACTGGCTGCATGGGCTGATGATGAAGCGTTATCAGTGACACAAACCAGGACAGAATGCCCCGCGTCACAGCCAGTATCAACCGCACAGATAACCAGTCAGATGGCCGGAAATATCCGGGCGCTATTTCCTGAGTAAGCAGAGCCAGGGCGGAAACCGCCCTGGATGTAATCAGCAGAGAGTGTGAACCCACACCACATCACGCTCCATGAAATTTGCATAATTTAACTATGATTTTTGCAACTCTCCATTCATAATGTTAGTAATAATTAACCAATCTAAACCCATAATAGCCACCATTGTTAAATTCAGGTGACGTATGAACATTCAACAGCGTATAGCAGAACGCTTGGTTCAGGCCAGAAACGACGCGGGAATGAGTGCAAGCGCCGTCGCAGATGCGATCGGTGTTGTTCGTCAAACCTACAGTAAGTTTGAGCAGGCGCTAGGCGTCCCAAGCGTTACCCAACTCATCATGCTCTGCAAGATTTTCGATAAGCCTATCGGGTATTTTTATGAGCAAGATGATGGCGAGTTTCGTTTTGCAATGCGAGCAGATAGTCCGGATTTGTTGGATGCCAAACTTCGCAATGAGTTGATTGAAAAGTTAAAAAATATCAATGCAATTGAGGAAGCTGCTGATGCTAATTTGCCAGAAGATCTTCCTAACTCAATGCCTATTTTTACCGCCAAAGCAGAAGATTTGCGAAGAGTCGAAGATAAGGCTATGGAAGAACGTTTCCGTCTTGGTATAGGAAACGCTACTTGCGTTGGTGACATTGTAGCCATTTTGGAAGCATCGGATATTCGAGTAATCCCGTTCAATCGCGAAGAAACCGATAAAGGGATGGTATTCGGATTTTCTGCGTTTTCGAACAAATACGGTACCGCGATTTATGTAAATGTTCACGACAGCATTTCAATAGAACGTCAAATCTTCAGTATTTGCCATGAATATGCTCATCTTATCTTCCACCGTGATGAGTATGATGGCCCTGCTAAAAGCTATAAAACTAATGGCAAAGCAATTTCACCGGAAGAAAAAGTTGCTAATCACTTTGCTGCTTGTTTTTTGGTACCAGAAAGCGCATTGCGAAAACAATTCGTCATGCAAGGTGGTGGATGGGCGTATGAGGAAACCGTCCTTAGACTAAAAAGCATTTTCAGAGTATCAGCCACTTGCATCATCGATCGTCTTAGTAAATGTAATTTAATTAATCAACAAAACACTAGATACCTATGGGCAACCGCCAATCGTAAAGGTTGGAAGAGACACGAGCCAAATCCCATTAGGGAAGCACTAAATTATAAAGGTCGCCTAACCGTCTTATCGCGTAAAGCATGGGAAGCCGGTTCCGCGTCGGAAACCTTCATATCTGAACTTTTAGAATTAGACAGAAAAGCTCTCAGCAATCTTCTGGATGAATGGTACGACGAACAGGAGGCCGGAGAGGATGCCGTTTGAATGCCCCAGATGTGTTATCGATACGAATGTACTGTCTGATTTTTACGAAGGTAAATGCTTAGATATTATCTGGCAAATTTACCCGGGTGGTGTGTGGATTGACCCCTATGTCTGCGAGGAACTAAAAGCTAAATACAATCTTGATGTTCAGGAACAGCTTACACGCCTGCAACTTCCATACAATTTCACCAATGATTACGAACCTGAACATTTTATTGAAATGGCTGAGATAAAAAATCGCAGGAGAGCATTGAAGTATGCGGACATAAGCTGCGTTGTTAACGCGAGAATACATGATGCAACATGTCTTTCGGCGGATAATGCGGTTTATAAAACGTGTGCGGAACGCGGTGTAAAAGCCGCCCGCCACGGAGGGCTACTTCAAGAGGCTGTGCGCAGGAGACTTATCCACAAACAACAAGCCTTAATGCATTTCCAATTTTTCCTAGATCGTGGGTTAACGATGAAATCTTCTGTTCGAGAACAGATTCTTGCCAGTTTCGAATGAATCCAAATTTCTCTTGCCATATTGGATTATATTGAGCCGCAATAGCGGCTCTTTTTTTGTTTATTTATAACAAGTGCGCAATGCACAATAGTGCACAAATTTGCACAATTTTTTTGAACAACTTTTTACCCTTCCGGCCCGCATGGCGGCTGGATCCGTCAAGGATCCGTGCGTGCACAAAAAAACGCGTTTTTTCTGCGCGCAGGTGACGGGGGAACAGCCCGCGTTTCAGAGGGTAAATAGCATCCCCTGAACGATGTCGCAGCGACACAACAGAATGGCTGTATTTCTCACGCTGAGCGTGAAAAAGACGTGAGGGCTTTTGATTTGATGGGGTGGAAAATAAGGCCGTCAAAATCGCACTGAGGCGGCGAGAACATGCAGTCAGCGCAGTGGGATTGCGTAAGAGTCTGACCATCGATGATGGCAATAAGCAGGAAAGCGTCGTGAAATTATCTGATTGATACAGGAGCTGGAGAGTCGGGGCATAAATTTTTTATGCCCCGGCGAAGCAGCAGACAAGCGAAGCGCGTCAGGATGTGGGCTGGGTGTCTAACAGTGCGTAAGGGTTAAAGCGGATCACCTCTTCGCCAAGCCAGTCATTGATGTGCTTCATGGCCTCCATGACGGGCATCAGCTCGTTAATTGCGTAAACCCGCGCGGCCTTCTCCACATCACCAAACGCACTTTTTTCACCCGGCATCGCCCCCATCAGTTGCGGCGGAACGCGGTGCGCAGCCAGCACATCATCACGGGATGCCGCCTTAACATTCATGAACTCATCCTTTGCGGTGATCTGCTGGAACGGCAAAATTTGCACCCCCTCTTTGCCCCCGTTGGGCGCATGAATGAGCACGTTTTTAAACGCACCACCACCACGTGCCCCCTGTAGCGTTTCTTTCAGGGAGTCCATGCTTTCGCGGTTTACCTGCGCTGCACCGATGTAGATGATGCACCCGGCGTGGGATCCGTTGTCGTAATACAGTTTTCTGAACATGTCCGCCGAATGAGACAGGCTGGCCGAGAGTAATGCGCCAAGATATTCCGGCATGCCGTAGATTTCCTGGTTAATATCCGGATTCATCAGGTGGCACACTTTGCCAGGGCGAAACTGGAACGCGTCCTTGCCATCCTGCACATACCACCATGATTCAAGATCGCTTCCGCGTCGCATGTATTTCGCCAGGGCGTGCCGTAATTTAAGCGGTTCACCGAGCATATTGCTTCGAAGCTCAAGGAATGCGTTACCGAACACAAACCAGTCCAGCGCCAGCGCCGAGAAATCCTGCCGGGAAAGCAGCGGGTGCGGAATATAGCAACCGAGCAATACATTGCGCTTAAAGTAAAGCGCAGACTGATGCCAGGACGTTTGCCGGGCAGCTCTTGCCAGACCGTACCAGTCCACCGGGGTTTCATACCACCGCCCGTTATCAGCACAGTACATATTGTCCAGCAGGTCATGCCCGGTCAGGCGATAAGGACCATCAAATGTGAATGCACTGAGCGATGATTCTTTCCTGAGCGCATCAGCGAGATCAATGCGTGAACTCATGCGCACTTTTTTATTTTTTCTGCTCATCAGAACTCCATAACCGTGAAACGCTCGTTTTCTCCTTCGCCGCCAATCGGTTCGTTAATGACAGCAAGCATGGTCGCCCACGCAAGGTCGCCGTGGCTGATCCCCCTCGCGCGGTCCGTTTCGTAAGTGATAAAGCCGCCCGGTGTTTTCACCTTACGCACAGCGTTAAAGGCCGCGACCAGTTCGCGTTCGGCGCGATCGTATTCCCACCGCCCGGCACGCATTATTTGCAGCATTTTCAGTACCAGCGACCGTTTTGATGACAGCGTGAAGGTGTACGGAATAGCAGCAGGGAAAAACCGTTTCACTATCTGATAAACAGCCTCCCCGTTCCCGCCCGTCACATCAATGCCGATGTGTTCCACGTTGTAGCGACACGTGAACTCTTCAATGACTCTGGCCTGTTCTTCAAACTCCAGCCCCTGAACGCGTCGCGTCTCCACCGTTCGAAAACGGCCACCAGGAACAGCCGGAGGAACCACCACGGACACCGCGCCGCTGTCGCCGTTGCCACTGCTGCCGTTTGCGTCATACCCAATCCATACCGGACGATTTCCCATCGGGCGGGGAGCAAAAGGTTTCCAGTCTTTCCAGTCGTCGTATCCATCAACGCCGCAGCCAATCAGGATATTCAGGTTAAATGCCGATTCCCCTTCGCGGACAAACTCACACATATAGAGATTGCGGAACTCGTCTTCGGTGTTTTCATCACGAATTTCATCAATATCGGTGTGTTTCCAGCCGTGATTAACCACATCTTCCAGCGTGACAATTTGCCGCCACGTCCGGTCGGGGCAGATAAGCCCGTTATGCAGCGTTTTCCAGTCCACAGAAAAATGCTGGCGTTTATGCGCGGCCTTTTTCTCGTTCCAGCGGTCGCCGTTCCAGTAGACGTATGCCTCGTGCGTTTCGGTTGATGGCGTGGAGAAGTAGGTGCGTCGCAGCCCGCTGAGGGTTGCCATAGCGCCAGCCACCTTGCGCAGTTCAGCAAAGCGACTGACCCAGAAAAATTCATCAAAATAAAAATTGCCTGTATAGGACTGTGCCGTCGCAGCAGAAGTACCGAGAAAATGCAGCTCTGCGCCGTTGGAGAGGATGATTTTATCGCCCCCTTTCAGCTCCACATCAACTTCAGATGCAGCCTTCTGAATAATGCTTTTAAACTGGAACGCCTGACGACGCGACGCAGACAAAAAAATCTGGTTACGCTGGTAAGGTTGCGCCACATCGTCACGCAGCGCCATCAGCAGTGCTTCCTGTGCAAAATACCAGGTCGCCCCAATCTGTCGGGATTTCAGGATCATCCTGTTACGTATCCCGGCTTCCCTGCAAAGGGTCAGGGAGTCAAACCAGCCCCGCTGATGCCGCTCCAGCCTGCTGATGATTTTTTCCCGCAGTGCGGCAATCTGTTCCGGCGTGAAATGATTTTTGAGTTTTTTCGCCCGGCCTTTCTTTCCTGCGGCCATCACATCCGGCTGGCCATCATGCAGCTTTTTAAGCTGCCGGGTCAGCAGGTCTATTTCCTTAAAGTCACCGCCTGTTTTATTCTGTTTTTCAGTAAGCTGGATGAGGCGCGCATCAATGGATTGCGTGACACGCTGCACGGGTGGCGTTTCATCCCACTGGTCGCGTTTTTTCCACGCATAAATCGTGTTCGGGTTTATTCCCATCAGACGTGATATTTCTGCGGGCGGATAACCCTGCCAGTAAAGTTGTCGCGCACGCTGGCGCACAAAAGCGTCCTGAATCATTGCTCCCCCTGAGTAATTACAGGAAGATTACCCGCGCGCGAAACTGTTCTCCTTAACCCTCTGTTCTGACTGTTTTCTTACAACAAAAGCCCTTTGTATCAGCCTGTTATGCTTTGCCATCATGACTGAAGAACCAGTCAGAGGGGCAAAAACTATGGCTAATGAAAAAAAGACATCCCGCAAAAAGTTTCGCGTGGCTGTCTCCGGATCAACTGTTGATGGCCGTGAAATCAGTCCGGTGCATCTGCGTGAAGCCGCCGAGAACTTCAACCCGGATGTTTACGCTGCCCGCGTGAACGTTGAGCACTATCTCTCGCCATGCCCGTCAAGCGAATTTTCCGCAATGGGCGATGTCACCGCACTGAGTACGGAAGACATTACGGAAGGTCCGCTGGCCGGACGTACTGCGCTGTATGCAGAAATCGAACCGACCGAGCGCATGAAGCAGCTTGTCGCGGACGGCAAGAAAATCTATTCCAGTATCGAACTGCACCCGCAGTTCTCCGTTAACGGGCGCGCCTATCTGGTCGGGCTGGCGATGACCGACACCCCGGCAAGCCTGGGCACTGAGCGCCTGAAATTCACGGCACAGCAACGTCAGGCGGTGATGACGTTCAACAGTATCCAGGGTGAAGCGCCGCTTATCTCCGAAGCCATCGAGTCTGAAATCATCGAAATGGCAGAACAACGCCAGGAAGAAGGCACCCAGTGGTTTAACCGCGTAATGGGGATTATTGGCCGTGGCCGCAAAGCGGATGACGCCAGTTTTTCCCGTATTCAGGAAGCGGTGGAAGGCGTCGCAACGTCACAGGCCGACATTATCGACCGTTTTAATGTGCTGGAAACCCGCCATCAGCAGGACCGCCAGAAAATTACGTCACTGACCACAGAGCTGGCAGCACTGAAGGAAAAACTGCGCACGCAGGACGGCGATCCGCAGAACCGGTTCACCGCAACAGGTGCAGCCTCCGACCAGCTGGCTGACTTCTGATAAGACAAAGGAGCAAATTTTTTATGAATCTGGTGATGTCAGATATTACCCGCAACAAGCTGGGTTGCTATATGGCGCAGCAGGCGTCGCTTAACAACATCCCGGTATCTGCACTGGTATCGCGATTTACCGTGGAACCCTCGGTGCAGCAGCGTTTTGAAAACGCAGTAAAGGAGAGCACTGAATTTACAAAAAAAATTAACGTGTTCGGTGTGACCGACCAGAAAGGCGAAAAAATCCTCCTAGACACCACCGGGCCGATTGCGCGCACGAATACCAGTTATGACGGCACAAAACGCCGTAACCCGAATAACGTGGTTGATCTGAAAAACCGCAAATATCAGTGCGAACAGGTGAACTACGACACGTTTATTTCGTATCCGCAGCTTGATGCCTGGGCGGCACACCCTGATTTTCAGTCACGCGTCAGCACACAGATTGCCCGGCAGGTGGCGCTTGACCGCATCATGATCGGTTTCAACGGCACGTCTCACGCGGATGAGTCCAACTTCAGCACCAACAAGCTGCTTCAGGACGTTAACGTGGGATGGCTGGAGCACATCAGAACCGACGCCAGCGAGCGCGTAATGAATGACGTGACGCTGACCTCCCGCAACATGGACAACACCGTGGCGCACGCGGGTAAGTATGCGAACGCTGATGCACTGGTACAGGACGCGCGCTCATCCCTGCTGGATGAATGGCACAAGGAAGCTGACGACCTCGTGGTGATTATGGGGCGCAACCTGTTTAACTCGCTGCGTCTGCCCGTGCTGAACAGCATCAGCGGCCAGAATCCCAATGCGGAATTACTTGCCGGACAGCTCATCCTGTCATCGCGCGCCATTGGCGGGCTGGATGTATTCCTTGCGCCGTTCTTCCCGGATTCAACGATGCTGATCACCTCGTTCAATAACCTGTCGATTTACTGGCAGAAAGGAACAATGCGTCGCCTGATGAAAGACGAGCCGGAATACAACCGCATCGCCACCTACCAGTCCATCAATGACGCTTATGTCGTTGAAGACTATGGCAAGTGCGCGATGGTCACTGGCCTGAAGTTCGCCGACAGCTAATCAACTCACGGCGGGCATCATGCCCGCCTGTAACGGAGAGAAAAAATGATTACTCCTGCACAGCAACACTGGCAGAACGTGATGGCACAGCGCGCAGGCCGGGCGAATGAAGGCGTGGACCACGCCGCGCGTACCGCGCATGAAGAGGTGCTGTATCGTCTGCGTCTGGCACAGGCCCGGCTTAAGGGCGTACAGGCCAGAAGCGCGAAAGCCGCCATCAAAAAAGAGTTGTTGCCGGACTTTTCCGGCTGGATTGAGGGAACGCTGGAGGCTGACGGCGGGCAGCAGGATGAAGTGATTGCCACGCTGATGGTGTGGGCGATTGACTGCGGCGATCTTCCGCTGGCGTTGCGTATTGGTGCGTATGTGGTCCGTCATAACCTCATTATGCCGGATAACTTTGGCCGTACTGCTGCCACAGTGCTGACCGAAGAAATCTGCAACCCGGTACTGACGCAGGCCGGGGCGGATGCCGACGCGGATTTGTCCGCCTTTATCGAACCACTGGACACCCTCCGGAAGATTGTCACCGACCAGGACATGCCGGACGAAGTACGCGCCAAATTATGCAAGGCGTGCGCCTTTGCCCGTCGTGGTCTGACCGATGCAGACAACATGGCCTTATCACTGAAGCTGCTGCGCGAAGCGATGCACCTGAACCCGAACGCAGGTGTGAAACGCGAGATTGCAACCCTTTCCCGCGCCCTGAAAAAAGCCGATTCCGCAGCCGCACCAGAAGACGCCAGCGCACAGCAGACGCAGGACGAAAGCAGCAAAAGTAAAAAGACAACGCGGAAGCCTGCAACACGAAAAACCACCGCGACGCAGAAGGCGAAGCGCGGTTAACGACTGACCCCGTCAGCGGGCGGCGTGCGCGGTGTTCCGGTTTGACTCCGTGACCGTTTACACCGCGCACCCACCGCCCGATTTTTTCAGGAGTGAACCCCATGAGTATGGTTGCCAGAACCAACCCCGGCCCCGCAGAGGACGACATCACCGATACCGATGATGGTGATACCCGTATTTCAGCGGGCGCATTCTGGCCGGATATTGTGCTGCGTGAGCTGCGTCTGGCGATACGACTGCCGGGCCGTGTGACCACCTCCCGCCTGCTGCATACCGCCACCGGGGCCGTGGCACACGTTACCCGCGAGCTGGAAGCGTGGCAGCAGGAACAACAGGCGGCTGGCCATCAGACGCTGGCCGATGTTCCGGCACCCGTAATTAACGGAGAAAGCGTCAATCTCTGGCACTGGCGCAATGCCGTTTATACCGCCACACGCGCCCTGATTCTGGAGCGTTACCGCGATGCGGACACAACGGATAAGGGCGACCGCCGCGCGGACGCACTGGATATACAGACATCGGATTTGTGGCGCGATGTGAGCTGGGCCATCTCTGACATTCTGCGCCGCCCGCGAATCTTTGCGGAGCTGTGCTGATGAAAGTGAAGGCACTGGAAGGCGACACCGTGGATTCGCTCTGTTTCCGGTACTACGGCACGACGCAGGGCGTCACCGAAAAGGTGCTGGATGCCAACCCCGGACTCTGTCAGCAGGTATTTCTGGACGCCGGGCAGGACGTGGAGATGCCGGAGCCGGAGAAGAAGAAACGAGAAATGATTCAGTTGTGGGGGGAGTAGCAGTGAGCACCATTCAAACAGGGATCACAGAGCAGGTTATTGCGTGGCTCTTTGACCACCTGCCAACGGTGTATGCAGTAGGCGCGGCGGTCAGCATTTCCGCGCTGATGAGTCTTTATGACGGACGAACACTGGTTCAGACCGTAACGGGATCGCTGGCGTGCGGCGTTCTTGCCATGGCCGTGGCCGGGTCGTTGCGCTTCTTCGGGTTTCCTGAAGATGCCGTGACGTTTATCGGCGCATCAATCGGTTTTATGGGTGCAGAGAAAGCACGCGACAAGGTTATTGCGGCCTTTAATCGCAGGGTGAAGGAGAAGGACGAATGAGCAACACATTTAAATTCAGCAGCCGGAGCGAAAAGAATTTGCAGGGCGTAAATCCTGATCTGGTGAAAGTGACCCGACGGGCACTGGAAATCTCGGAAGTGGATTTTGGTATCACCGAAGGGTTGCGCAGCCGTTACCGCCAGAAGCAACTGGTGGCCACGGGTAAGAGCCAGACCATGAACAGCCGCCACCTTACGGGGCATGCCGTGGATGTTGTGGCTTATATCGGCAGCCAGGTGTCATGGGAATGGCCGCTGTACGAAAAAATCGCAGCAGCATTCAGACAGGCCAGCCGGGAACTGAATATTCCGGTGGAATGGGGCGGAGACTGGAAAACCCTGAAAGACGGACCGCATTTTCAGTTACCACACGGAGCCTATCCGGCATGAAGCTCTGGCCCACGCTGGGCGTCGCTTTCCTTCTGATTGCCGCATGGGGAACATCCATGCGTCTGTCGTGGTCGCTGGGCCGGGAGAACGCCAGAAACGAAGCGCAGGCCAGCGCCCTGAAAAGTACCGTCGACACCCTGAATATCATCAGCACCGGGGTACAGGATATGCAGCAGGTGCTGGCGCAACTCCGCGTGGAAAATCAACAGCGAAATCAGGACGGAGAGGCCAGACGTGAACAGCTACGCAACGATATTGCAAAAGATGAATGCGCCCACGCTTTGCCTGACGCTCGTTTTACTGACAGGTTGCGCAGGCACGCAGAACGCGCCACGGCCAGCGCCGTCAGTCCGGCTTATACCGCAGACGCTGACCATACCGGTAACACCTCCCCCCTTCCCTGACACTCCCACGTGGGGAAATCTCGGTATATGGGGCGACCGCCTTCTGGATGCACTGGAAACCTGTAACGCGGATAAACGGGCCATTGAGTTACTGGAACAGCGCAGACTGCAACGACTGAACAACGAGGACAACAACCATGCTGAAAACTGATTCCCTGCGTGAAGCCATGACCCGTTCATGCCGATGGTGTCAGGCCAACCCGGAAAAATTCACCATTTTCGTGGAGAGCGGCAACATTGAAACGACAGGAGAAACCCCATCGTTTGTTTACCGCTATCAGATGGTGATGTTTGTCATGGATTACGCCGGGGAGCTGGACGACCTCACGCTGCCGCTGCTGGCGTGGTTATCCGAAAATCAGCCACAGTTGTTGCTCAACCCTGAGCGTAATCAGGACATCAAATTTTCCGCCGTTATCAATGACGATGACAGCGCCGATCTCCTGTTTACGCTCCCCCTGCGGGAACGCGTTCGCATCACGCGCAGCAGTCAGGGCACACCGCAGGCAGAACACCTGACGGAGCCAAAACCCCGCCTGCCATCTTCCGAAGGCGACTGGTCGCATGTATTCCAGGATGTGACGTGGGGTGAAAGCGATGGATAAGGCATTCACCCTCGTGGATGAAACCTTTGAGGCCATCCGCGACAGCCTGAATCAGCAGGCCATCAATAACATCGCCAGAAAGCTGGCACAGGATTTACGCCGCGCCCAACAGGCGCGCATCCGGTCACAGAAAGCGCCAGACGGGACCGCATGGACACCACGCAGACGCCGCGTAACCCGGATACAGGAACGCATTCGCTTTATCTGGAATAACGAAGCACGCACGCTGAAAAACTGGCATCACGACACGGGGAAATACGGGCGAACCATTACTGGGTGGGATGAGGATAAAAACAATATCCGCACGTTTTACCGGGATGACATCGACCGTTTTCTGGAAATACGCACCCGGCGCATCAACCAGGACAGCACAAAGCGCGTCCCCATGTTCGTAAAACTGCGCACCGCCCGCTACCTGAAAGCCCGTGCAGATGCTTCCGGTGTGACGGTGGGTTACAGCGGCGTGTCCGCACGTATTGCACGCGTTCATCAGTTTGGTGAGCGCGATCAGGTTGCGCCGGGCATTTTCACCGATTACCCGGTACGTGAGCTGCTGGGTATCAGTCAGGCAGATGAACGCCTGATTTATAACACGGTGCTGGGCCGGATTGCGGAGGCTGTACGGTGAGCGCAGAACTCATGCGACTGCTGAGCAATATCATCCGCACCGGGATCATCTCTGAAGTTGACGAGAAGTCCTGGCGCGTGCGCGTTCGCAGCGGCGAACTGGAAACAGGCTGGCTGCGCTGGAACACCACGCGCGCGGGAGCCTTCAATGTGTGGCTGCCGCCATCACCAGGCGAACAGGTGGTAATTGCCTGCATTGGCGGCAACCCGGAAACCGCCATGATAATTGGCAGCCTGTGGAGTGATGCCAATCCGGCCCCCGGCAAAAGCCTGAAAGAAATCGTGATCAGCGCGCCGGACGGCGCGGTGTTCCGCTACGACGCGGACGCAGGCGCACTGAGCGCCAGCGGCATGAAAACGGCCACTTTACAGGCATCCGTCAGCGTGAAACTGGACACGCCCGTCGTGGAATGCACAAACCTTCTGAGAACGGCGACGCTTGACGTCACAAAAGGGGGAAAGATGAGCGGCAATATCACGCACAGCGGCGGCGATTTCACCTCAAACGGCATCACAGTGCATACGCATAAGCACGGTGGCGTTAAAGGTGGCAGCGATTCGACAGGAGGCCCGCAGTGACAACCCGCTACACAGGAATGAATCCGGACGGGACGGGAAACCTGAACGATATGGAGCACCTGAAACAGTCAGTCAGGGATATCCTGACCACCCCGCTGGCAAGCCGGGTTATGCGACGGGAATATGGCAGCCTTGTGCCTGATTTGATTGACGAACCCATGAATAACACCACGCGTCTGCAATGCATGAGTGCTGCCGTGATTGCGCTGACACGATGGGAACCCCGCATTGCCCTGGATGCCATCGACGTTGTCTGGAAGGCAGGAGGCCGCGCCGGGGTGACTCTGTCGGGCACTGTCGTGCAGACCATGCAGAATGTTGAATTAACCATCACGCTGAGAGAGTAAATCATGCCTGCTGTTGACCTTTCCCAGTTACCGGAACCCGCCATCATCGCGGAGCCTGATTTTGAAGCAATTCTGGCTGACACAAAGGCCATGATGATTGCGTCCTATCCCGCCGAACAGCGTGAAGCCGTCTCCGCCGCGCTGGAGCTGGAATCGGAACCCCTGAACGTTATCGCTCAAACCATGTCTTTTCGTGAAATGCTGTTACGCCAGCGGGTTAACGAGGGCGCACGCGCCTGCATGTTAAGCCACGGTTCAGGGACAAACCTGGACAACCTCGCGGGCAATATGAACACAAAGCGCCTGGTTATCACTCCGGCAACGGATACCACCGACGCGGTGATGGAGAGCGACACCTCGCTGAGATTGCGGGCGCAGCGGGCGTACGACGGCCTGAGTGTTGCTGGCCCGTCAGGCGCATACGAGTATTTTGCCCGCAGCGCCAGCGGTCTGGTGCGCGATGCGCGGGCTATCAGTCCGTCTCCGGCCTGTGTGACGGTTTCCATCCTGTCCACTGAAGGCGACGGCACAGCAACGGAGGCGTTGCTTAATACCGTTCGCGCCGTTCTGAATGCAGAGGATACCCGCCCGGTGGCCGACCGTCTGACCGTACAGAGCGCCAGAATCGTGACATGGCGGCTGAATGCAAAACTGTACTTTTACCCCGGCCCGGAATCCGAACCTATTCTGGCCGCGGCTGAATCGTCGTTCAGGAAGTGGCTGGCTGAGCAGGGGCTTATCGGTCAGGACGTGGCGTTGTCCGCCATTGCTGCCGCACTGCATGTGCACGGTGTGCAACGCGTGGAGATAATCGAACCCACACAGAATATGGCCATCAGCGACATACAGGCGGCGCGCTGTGAGTCATTCACCATCAGCGAAGGTGGACGCAATGAGTAATTCGTTGTTACCACCATCAGCCAGCAATTTCATGCGTTGTGCCGAAGCCGTCGGAACACGCATTACAGACATTCCGGTAGACCTCAACACGCTGTGGTCGCCGGACACCTGCCCGGTGCATCTGCTGCCTTATCTCGCCTGGGCGTTTTCCGTTGACCGCTGGGATCGCAACTGGCCGGAAGAGACAAAGCGACAGGTGATTCGTGATGCATGGCTGATACACCGACACAAAGGGACCATCAGCGCACTGCGAAGAGCCGTGGAGCCTCTCGGCTACCTGATTGAAGTAAAGGAGTGGTGGCAACTCAACGAGGAGCCGGGAACATTTCGCATTGTTGTCGGAGTACTTGATCAGGGCATCACCGATGAAATGTATCAGGAACTTGAGCGCCTTATTGCGGATGCAAAACCAGTAAGTCGCCATCTGACGGGGCTGGCGATCAGCCTGAGTGTGAACGGAAAGATTTTCGTTGGTACGGGATGCTATCACGGCGATGCCCTGACGGTTTATCCCTACACCCCGGAGTCCATTATTGTCGAAGGGGATTATTTCCCTGCCCCGGCCATTCATTTAATTGATAATCTGAGAGTAAACGCATGACAGTGAAATACTACGCCATTCTGACTAATCAGGGCGCGGCACAACTGGCTAACGCGACGATGCTCGGCAGTAAGCTGAATCTGACGCAAATGGCCGTTGGTGATGCAAATGGTGTGTTACCAACACCAGACCCTGCACAAACAAAACTGATTAACCAGAAACGCATTGCACCGCTGAATCTTCTGAGTATTGACCCGAACAACCAGAACCAGATTATCGCGGAGCAAATCATCCCTGAGAACGAGGGCGGATTCTGGATCCGTGAGATTGGTCTTTATGATGATGAAGGCGTACTCATTGCGGTGGCAAACTGCCCGGAAACGTACAAACCGCAGTTGCAGGAAGGCAGTGGACGCACCCAGACTATCCGCATGATTCTGGTTGTCACGAACACCGAAGCCATCACGCTGAAAATCGACCCGTCTGTGGTTCTGGCAACCCGCAAATATGTGGATGACAAAATCTCAGAGCACGAGCAGTCACGACGTCACCCGGACGCCTCGCTGACCGTAAAAGGTTTTACTCAGTTAAGCAGCGCAATTAACAGTGAATCAGAAACACTGGCCGCAACACCGAAAGCGGTTAAGACTGCATATGACCTGGCTAACGGGAAATATACCGCCCAGAACGCCACCACTACACAAAAAGGGATTGTTCAGCTCAGTAGCGCCACGAACAGCACGTCTGAAACGCTGGCAGCGACACCAAAAGCTGTTAAGGCGGTAATGGATGAAACGAACAAGAAAGCACCATTAAACAGCCCGGCACTGACCGGAACGCCAACAACACCAACAGCGCCACAGGGGACTAATAGTACCCAGATCGCAAGCACGGCTTTCGTTATGGCCGCGATTGCCGCACTTGTAGATTCGTCACCTGATGCACTGAACACGCTGAACGAACTGGCCGCCGCGCTTGGTAATAATCCAAATTTTTCGACCACCATGACTATCGCGCTTGCGGGTAAGCAACCGAAGGATGCCACCCTGACGGCGCTGGCAGGACTTGCTACAGCAGAAGATAAACTCCCTTATTTTACTGGGGTAGATCGTGCCGCGTTAACCGCACTGACAAGTGTTGGACGTGCAATTCTTAGTAAGCCTAGCACACAGGGGGTTCTTGATTACCTTGGTTTGGGGGAAGGCTCT